CGGCTGTCACTTGTGTTAAGCCGTCCGGAACGGTCTCGCAGCTGGTTAACTCGAGCTCTGGGATACATCCGCGGTACGACACGTACTTCATACGCGCGGTCAGGCAAGATAAGCGAGATCCTATCTCCGCTCTTCTGAGAGACTCCAAGGTCCCCAATGAAAGTGATATTACGCAAACCAACGACGTGGATGTTTTCTACTTTCCACTTAAGAGTCCGGCGCATTCTGTCACGCGCCTGGAACTCACCGCAATACAGCAGCTTGAAATATACCTCAAGTATCGTCAATGGTGGTGTGAACATAATCCATCATGCACGGTCTACGTGAAGGAATCTGAATGGCTGTCTGTGGGTGCTTGGGTCTACGAGCACTTCAATGAGATCGGTGGGATTTCATTCCTGCCTTATAGCGATCACATCTATAAGCAGGCACCATATACGCCCATCACTAAGGAAGACTACGACAAAGCGGTCGCTGCCTTCCCGAACATCGACTGGTTGCTTCTCACTAAGTATGAGAAGGACGACCGCACACTAGGCGCTCAAGAGCTTGCATGCACTGCAGGTTATTGTGAAGTATAGCCTTATTTTATGCGGTTGAGCGGTCGCTAATGTGTTATACTAATCAGAAGGAAACCCATGACAAACAGTATCCTAAGCAAGTATAACGTAGCCAAGGATCAGCTACGCGAGTATCTTGTTCAGTACCTTGAATCACAGGGCCGCCACATCAAGAGCGGCAAACTGTTCACCTGTTTGAACCCTGAGCATTCAGATGATGATCCCTCCTGCGGTATCGTTCCTGATTCGCAGGGTCGTTACTTTCATTGCTTCGGCTGCGGTTGCACCGGGGATATCTTTACCGCGGCCTACTTCCTAGAACAGCGGGCGCTATCCGGCGCCGGCTTCATCCATGACAACCTGAAGTATCTCGCTGACACGTTTGGGGTTGAGGTGCCTATTGAGGAACCAAATCCCGAAGAGCAGTATGAGATGGATACGTATCGCGCTTACCGCGACGCTGCGCAGATCCTTCTCTTCTCGAAGTTTAGCGATCGCGTAGAAGCGAAGCTTGCTGACTACGGCTGGTCGAAAGAGACGCGCATGGCACTTGGCGTCGGCTCGGTGGAATCGTATGACAAGTTCATTGAGCGTATGAAGAAACAGCACGGCTGGACAGACGCCTTCATGAAGGAAGTCGATCTGCACCGTAGGAGTATGTTCAATGAAAACAATCTCGTCTTTACTGTTAAGGATGAGAATGCCAACCCAGTTGGTTTTGCATGTCGCAACCTGTTATACGAAGAAGAAGCCAAACAGTACGAATCTGCTAAGGCCAATGTACTGGCTACGACTGCGGAGGATAGCGACGAGCGTAAGCTGGGACTATTGGAACTCAAACGGCCAGCGAAGTACATAAACTCAATGGAGTATGCTGGTGAAGAAACAGCCATTCGGAATCGAATATACCAGAAGTCGAAAAGACTATTCGGCCTGCACAGGGCCCGGAAGTATACTCCTCCGCTGTACGTCTTTGAGGGGTATTCCGATTGCGTCACAGCTGTCAACGCAGGACTACAGAACAGCTGTTCGATTGGGTCGACGTCGTTCACGCGAGACCATCTCGAACTTATTCTCGGCCTTGGTATCAAGCACATTGTCTTTGTGCTCGACGCTGACGACGCAGGAGAAGCTGGCACTGATCGGTTTGTCAAGCTTTTGGAGGAGTCTGTTGGAGGAAACATTGGCCTCCGCGTTGAAATCGTAGCGATGCCGGAAGGCACAGATGATCCCGATAACTATATTAGAAAGATGGGCGGTCTCAAAGCTTTTCGTACCTTGGAAAAGGTCGATATTTTTGGCTGGTCATTACATAAAGCCGTCAAGATGGGTGAGGATCCGACGTCTCTCGCTGAGAGAATGGTCCCCCTTATCGTCAATGATCAATCAAACTTTGTCCGGCTCCGTAAAGCAGAGCAGCTAGCTAAAGCTACTGGCATTGCCCAGGATGTAGTCTGGCGCGAGGTTACAAGGCTAGTTGACAGTGAGGTAGCTCAGGTTAATGAGGAGACTACCCTGCTGGCACAGCAGGCAGCTAAGCAGCTCCAACTAAAGCCGTTAGAAGCTCTGACGGTATTGTCTACCACTATGGAGAAGATCGAGAAGGCTCAACAGCGTAGGGCTGGTTATAGTGTATCAGCTACGATGCGCTATCTCGATGAGATCAAGACCATCCAGGAAAGTGACGCTAATATGGTTGAGCTTTCCGTTGGTAATGATTGGCCTCTCTTCAACAAGTGGATCGGTGGCATTCCGCGGTCGGAGTGCTTTGTTACCATCCCGGGCAAGATGAACCAGGGCAAGTCTTCATTTCTTGCTAACCTGGCGTGGCGCCTGATTGATAACAATCCGAACGAATGCATGGTTCTCTACCATACGGTAGATGATTCCCTGCCTATCTTCCTGCCTCGGCTGTGGGGATCCAAGTTCGAGCAGGTTAGCTACTGTGATGCCAAGCTCAATGACGACGGACATAAGTCCGGCTGGTATTCGAATGACTTCAAGAAGGCTGGCTATGCGTTAGATCGCTGGCCGGAGTTCCAGGAAGTCTACCAGCAAGCCATGGCTTGGACCCAGGAGAAGATCGAGCGTGAGCTATTCATCCCAGAGGACGTTTCGACACTGGCTGCTTCGCTGCCGGCTCTGGAGAACCGCATTAAGGCACTACGTCAGAAGTTTCCCGAGCGAAAGCTCGTTGTCATCGGAGACAACTTTCATCTTTATGATTTTCCAGGCTTTCAGGACGGAGAGGCTAAGACACGCCACATGTCGTCTTTTGTTAAGGGTCTTGCGAACAAGTACCACGCGACCATTATCATGACCATGGAGCTGCCTAAGACGTCTCTTCAGCCGGGCGTTCGTCCGCGCGTGCGGAACATCAAAGGTACCGGTGGTATCTCATACGATTCATCCCTAAACATCGGTGTTTACAACGACATCAAGGACTTTGGGGATGATGCTACGCTGGTGGATCCGGATCAAGATCACAAGGATCCTATCACCAACGCTCCACCTTATCGTAAGCCTGTCTTGGAACTGGTATTCGATAAGTCGAAGATCAACTCCTTTGACGGCACGATCTATTACAGATTTGAGCCCCGATCAGGGCGAATGGATGAGTGTAGTCTGGACGACCAGGCTAAATATCATAAGCTCGCCAATGAATACAAGGCTACCGCCAAGAATACTGACCCTACAATAAGTAGCCAAGCGGCTCACAAAGAACCGTTCTAATGGTATAATGAGGTAGGTGGCAATATGACCGGCGACGAAATGGAAATCATTCACCCCGAAACGGGGAAGAACAAAGGGTTTGTGGACTCTGAAAACAAAGTCCACGAAGCGCACGAATGTGAGTTTCACGGCGACCATTCAAAAGGTCTGGACGTGGACGACAAGTGCGTAATATGTGGAAAGACTCTGGGCGATTTTATCGCTGAGGACTTCGATCCCACGAGGGTCCATATCCCCATAATCATCGATCCCGAGGAGGACGATAATCATGAGCAACAGTCCAAGTAACGCTGCTGCGCGAATACAAGCCCAGCAACGAGCGATGGCAGGCAAAGATGTTGTCTGCGAACGTTGTGGTGGATCTCACTTCTATGAAGTGCAGGTTACCAAGTATCTAGCTGGAGGGTCCGGTTCTGTTGAAATCCTGGCAGATCCAAATGAACAAGTGTTCCCTCTTTTGATCTGCCCGTGTGGTTTCCCGACGCTTCCCAAGCCGGCAGTTGGTCGCCGTGCTGGTGGCATCTACGAGACTTCACACAAGCTGATGCGTGACTCCGTCACGAAGGCTCAGGCCTATCTGAATAGTCAGACCACGAACGCTGTCAAGGGTGAAGTGCTCGAGTCTGCTGCTGGCAAGTTCGTCGAGACCCGCGTCGAGGACGTCACGAAGCGCGTGGATAAGATCGAAAGCGATCTTTACAGCAAGGCCAATGCAAAAACAGGAAGTTAATCTCAACCCACTCCTGGCCGGTCGGAAGATCGACCAGGAGTTTCTGTCTCAACTCGAGGTGACGGATGAGCGTCAATATCCTATGCCCGGCGCGATCTGCAAGAACCCGGGAGATCTTCGTATCAATCTGGCTTCCACGGTTGCGAAACCGAGTAATGAACTCGTGCTTGCAGAGCATCTCGCAACTATCCGTCACAAAGCATCCGGCCGTGTATTCATCGTTTACCGGGACACAGTCGATGCCCTTTTCCTTGAGAGTCAAGACATAAAGAAATATCCTAAGTGGTTGATGGACGACCCGCGCAAGCAAAATGAGAGGTCGATTCGCATCAATGAGATGTTAAGGGCTCCCGCAGACAAGTATGATCGTGCTTGGCTTGGCGGGGACCTCGATGACAAAACATACGATACCTTAGCTTACTTCTTGTACCAACTTAGAACAAGCTAAGAGGAGGCTACATGTCGAAAGGCATGAATAAGGACGAAGCTATCTTCAACCTAAAGCAGAACTGGGATGAAATGCATCCCAAGACTAAGAAGGACCTGGTATATTCCCTACTGGGCCATCGAATGAAGTTCACGGAGATCGCAGAAAAGGTCGGCCGTTCGGTTGAAGAAGTGAAGGAAGCGTGGAAGGGAATCATAGTCGAGGTTGCTCCTCCGGAACCTCAGACTAACTCCGTCCTCCCAGAGGATTGTGGCAGTTCACATACCTATCAAGGCATGGTGGCGCCAACCTGTTGTGGTGGATCTGGTTGTAAGAAGTGCTGGGATATCTTCAGCACGGTGAACAACATGGATACAAGTGTTGTGAGCCCTAAAGTGGTTGAAGTATCTCCCATGAAGACGATGTACGCCAAGAACTTTGATGAGATCCTGGCGGAGTATCGTGATTGGGTAGGCTGGCATAGCTGGCCGGCCGGCACTGAAACAGGTAAGGGCCCTGGGAATCCTGATTACCTAGAAGGTTTGATCGTTAGCGACATCCATGCTCCATTCCACGATGAAGCTCGCTTCGATAAGATGAT